ACGGAATCCTTCACCAAGCCGCCGAGCGTCGGATCGGCTGCGATTGCCTGTTCCACCGCCAGCGCCAGGCTATCGGTTTCTGCATCAACATTGCCTTGCGCCTTCACATAGCCTTCCACCGTCAGGCTCAGTTGCCGCAGCTGTGTGCGTGGACGGGTAAGCGATTGCTCGTTCACCACTTCCTGGTTGCTGTAAACCAGCAAGGCGGGAAGTCGGGCTTCATCAAGCGGATACACACGGGAGGCATAAACACGGTTGCCTGCCGGTGTAGCGCCGGTGAGCAGTGTCACCACCGCCTGGCGGATTTGAGTGCGAGCGTGTGTCATACTGCCTCCAGCCTGATTTCCACCATGCCTTCATTATCGGGGCGGATGACCACGGCTTCATAATCTTTGCCATCAATCTGGAAGCGGTCACCCACATCCAGTTCCGGCACGTCGATTGTCCGCACAGAGAGAATGGGTGCCGAGGCGACAACTTCCACGCTGTCACCTGGCACCAATTCCGAAAGCGCCTGAAACATTCCTGAAATGATGCGGGAGGCTCCTCCATCTGGGATGAAGGTCACCTCCCGCCCGTCCAGTGCTTGCAGGATTGCCAAGTCCCGCTCTGCCATATCGTCAATAAACGGCATGGGATTAGCCGTTGCAGACGTTAAGCAGCACGGGAATGGTCGCATCACCGGAAGCCGCACCCAATGCCGCCACGCCGATGAGCGTATTACCGCTTGCCGTTGTGGTGACGTTGCTGTTGGTGCTGTTCCAGTACACTTTAGCTCCCTGGGTAATCGCACCGCTTGCCTTGGCAAGGCTGAACACACCAGAGATTTTCACCGCGCCGGTTTTCCCGTTCGCAATGTCGGCAATGGCAACACCGGCAATCGTGCCGATAATCACCAGAGCGCCGGAATCAATATCCGCTCCGGCGGTATAATCGAGGACACCGCCCTCGCGTACAAAGTTAGTAGCCATAAGATTTCTCCTTCAATGGTTAAGATTAAGCGCCTGGATTTTTGTAGAGCGTGCGGAACTCAAGCGGCGCAGCGGCGGCATCCATCCGCACCTTGTATTCCACGCCGTCCACCGTCCAGCCGTCCTGCTGGTCAAGGAACGGGATGGATACGCCATCGAGATAGCCCACTTCGATAGTGTCGAAAGCTGCCGGATCAGCGGCCAGATACCAGGCAGTGGTGGAAACTGCATCCAGACGTGCATCCACGACTATTTCAAGCGCACCGCGAACAGGGTTCGGCACGCGGCTGTTGGCCGAGGCCGGATCGGTTTCTGCCGTCATCAGCACCCGTGCAGTGTCTTCCAGCGCCGCAGGGACGACCAGGAAGCGCGGGCGGATATTGAGCGTTGCTTTGCCGTCTTTCTGGGTACGCATCGCTGTGCGTGCCGCACCAGCGCTTGCCGCACTCAGTGCCGCACCACTGGCCGCAAGGTTCTTGTGGGTGGAATGGAACAAGGCCACACCATCGGACAAGGTGGGGTTAGCCGTGAGGATACTCCACACCAGATCACCCACAGTACGCGCCGCCGCACGCCCCATCTTGCGGGGAATGTCGGTAAATGCGTTCAGGTCATCATTGATGATGGCCTGGCGGGTGATTGAAAACAGCTTGCCGTAGGTAGCCAGCTGAATCGTTTCATATCGCTCGCCAATCGTGCCGTGCTTGTATTCGCCGCCTTCGGGAATCTTCTCCAGGCTTTCAAATACGCCCATGCCCACGCGGGTATGCGGCTTGAAGTCGGAAAGATTGCCGCTGCGGGTGAAGCTGTCGAAGGTTTCTTCCGCTTCATCATAGCCGCGTAACATGGCTTTACGGGCGTTATTCTCCAGGATTTTCGGAAAATCACTGGTGGAATGGGTAAAGGCGCGGCCAACCAGCTCACGCTTATCCATGCCCTGCACACGCACACCACGCACTTCTAAGGATTTGCGTGCAAGTTCCAGCAGCGTGTAACCGCAAAGCTCCGTGCCTTTCTTGCTGTCCTTTTCGATACCGGCGCGAACCGCAACCGCATCTTCGGCGGCACGGGCGAATTTCTCCACCTCGGTTTCACCGACTTCCACCCTCTG